GTCGGCCATCGGCCTGTCCTGCCTGACCGACTCCATCCGGTACCAGCGGTGCGTGCGCTGACTGACGTACACGCTGACCTGCCTGCGCGGGCTCGGGTTAGCCATGCGCCTGTTCGCAGCTCGCGAGCGCGGCCTTGGCGGCGTCGAGCGTCGCCTGAGCTGTTTTGACGGCGTCGCGTTGCGCCAGGCACGGGTCGGTCGGGGTCGGGGTCGGCGGCGGCGTCGGCGCGATCGGTGTCGCGTGCGTCCAGCCTGTCCACGACATTTCCTTGCCGTCGTCGGTGCCGTCGCCCGTCTTGATCTTCGTGTACCCGAGCTGGTTGTACACGTACGGGATCCAGCCGTCGTCGCCGTCGAACTTGCAGGCGGCCTTGCCGTCGACGGTGCCGGTGTACCACTCGACGGCCCGCTTGATCGCGCTATCGCTGGCGGCGGTCAGGTTCACGCCGCCGTTACGGCTGAGCGCCCATATCGCGGCGACGATCGAGCCGATGGCCGACCTGACGTAGTTCTCGCATGGCGGCGGCCAGGTGAACCCCCCGGCGCGGCGCTGGTCGTCGGGCAGCACGCCGCTGACTGACTTGCCCTTGATCGTCGAGCCCGCCAGGTTGATGCCGACGGGGTGAGCGGGGTCGGCCTGCCAGGCTAGGTCGCCGTAGTCGAACCCGGCGTACGCGGTGCGGTTACCGAGCCAGCCTGTCAGTACCACCATCGCCCTGGCCAGGTCGGCGTTGTCTTTCGCGGCCAGGTCGACGAGCACGCGGCTGATGCACGCTGACGTTCCCCAGTTGTTCGGGCGCCGCTCGTGCACCTGCTTGATCGTGCCGTCGCTGAACTTGTAGTCGAGCAGGCCGTGCGCGTACGTGACGAACGCGGGGTCGCCGACCAGCTCGGCCGCGACGGTGTACGACCCGAGCTTGCGGCTGACGGCGAGCACCGGCTGATTGCCGCCGATCTGCGAGCCCTTCTCGGTCCCTGGGAGCTTGCCTAGCTCGGCCTTCACTTTGTCACGCATGCTCGCGTTACCCGCATGCGCGTAGATCAGGGCACCGGCCAGGCAGTTGCCGTTGTGTTCGTACGACGAGTCACGGATGATCGCCGACCCGTAGTTCGTCTTGTTCGCGGCTGCGAGCACCCGCTGGTAGGCGGCGCCTGACGCGGGCAGCTTGCGTACGTCGTCGGTGCTCAGCCATGCGGTCACGATATGCCTCCTGTTCGGTAGTCCGGCAGCGTACTAGCGCCGCCGGATGAACTGGCCCTCACGCGTGTGCGCGCGAGGGCGGGCGCGGGTAGCCCGGCAAGCCGAGCACCCCGCCGATCGGGTCGCGAGCGTGCATATGCGGGCGTGGTGTCGCCACGGGGCACCCCCCACAAGGCCACCATTCGCCCCGTACGGGCTCGCAATGGCCAGGGTGTAGGCATGGCAGGGGTGGCATGAGTTACCCACAGAATGACCTAGTTATCCACAGGGTCGGCTTCGCGTAGCAGCGGCGTGGCGGTCGGTGTTTCGCGCCAGGTGCCCTCGGCCGGGGTCAGGCCGAGCTTGATCGCGGCCCGCGCCCGGCTGCCTGCGCACACGGCGCACACCCGCAGGTCGCCGTACTGGTAGATCGGCCCGTCGCCGTTGCAGTCGCCGCACGCGTTCGCCCCGTCGACCACGGTCAGGTCGTCGGCGGTGTACTCGGCCGCCGGGCGCTTCGCCCGCCAGGCGTCAAGCTCGGCCGGGGTCGCGCCGCCCTGGAACAGTCGCGGGTCGGCGCCGTGCGATATGCAGTCGAGCCGCCAGCGGCGCTGATGATCGGTCATGGCGCCGTCGTCGAGCTGCACATGCTTGCGGTGCTCGTCGAGCCCGGCCTTGGCCCGCGCCTTGCAGTCAGCGACGAGCCGTTCCAGGTCGTCGGCGCTCAGCCCGAACCCGAACTTTCTTTCGTAGCGGTGGAACTCGTCGCGCAGCTCCTTTTCGAGGAACGCGGGCGGCCGCCTGCGCAGCTCGGCCCTGACGTTCGCCTGGTCGTAGTCAAAGAAGAACTCGTGCCCCTGGCTGGCGATCAGCTCCTCGATCGCTTGCACCATGCCGCCGTAGCTGCGATCGCTGGCCATGTCGTCACCGGCTTCGGCCCACGCGGCCGGGCGGCCGCCAGCTGGCAGCGGCAGCTCGCCCGAGCTGATGCCCTTCCACACGAACCCCGCCGGGTTCGTCAGCTTCGCGCCCCTGGCCTTGGCGGCGAGCAGCCACCGTTCGGCCACGTCGGCGTTCACGATGCAGGTGTCGATCTGTTTGTCGGTGAACCCGAGTTCGTTCAGTTGCACGATGATCTCGTCGAGCGTCATTGCTGCTCCTTCTTTTAGGTGAAATGCCTGCCCGGCCGCCCGCCTGCGCGCGGGGTGTTGCCGACGACAGGCAGGCGGCGGCGTTGTAGTTGCACAACAGCAACAGCAGCCGCCTTTCGGACCAGGCTGGCAGGCTGGCTGGTTGAATGACTTCGCTCACCCTGAAGAACAACCCACGTGCGGGTGCGCCTTTATCGCGCACCCGCACGTACGCGATGTGCGCTCGTGAGCGCGCCCACTACGCGCCCGTGCGCCCGGGGGTAGTTCGCCTGGTCGTTGCGGCGGCCTTTTTGGCCATCGCCTCCCAGTCCTGCCACGCCTCGATCGACGCCTTGCCCCTGGTCGGTTCGGGCCAGCTGCCGACCGCGTACATGAACAGCGACACGTTGTAGACGGTCAGTACCTCGGGCAACATCGTCGCTGACTCGGGGTTCGCCTTGACGGCCCCGATCACCTTGGCCATCTGTCCCCATGACACGTATCGGTCGCCCTCTATTCGTTCACGGTATTCGGGTGTGGTCATTGCCTTCGCCATTTACCGCTCCTTCCCGTTGCCCGCCTGTGTGTCGAGCGGCGGCACCTTACCAGGTTGATTGCCCCGACACCATTACCCCTGCTAATAGCGGGTCGTGGTGGCCTTGCCCCGCCGTATTTGTTGCCTGACTTGCGCGGCCGATATAAGGTCGCTGGCCTCGCCCGACGTGATGCCATTCCACAGTTCGATGCGGCGTCGTTGCAGCACGGCCTTTTGTTTGATCGTGGCCGGGCGCCGTCGCCATGACGCCTCCCTACTGCTGAGCCCTATTCCGCCGTCCTCCCTGACGAAGTCTTCGGCATGGCCTTGCGCGTACCCGAGGTCGAGCTGTTCGGCGATGATGCGTTCCTGGCCGGTGCGTTGCGTCGGGTAGAACTTCACTGTCCATTTCTCGTCGTCGGGTTCAAGGGCGACATACCCGCTGCCCGAATTCAGCAGCCACGCGTTGTCGTCGTCGAGTCGTATCCAGTGCAGCTCACGCCGGTTGAACAGGTCGACGCGTTGCGCGACCAGCTCGGCAAGCACCCGCTCACGCTCAGCCGTCACGACCTGCTCGTCAGCGATCTCGTCGAGCACGTCGGTCACGGTCTGTTCGCCGTCGGTCAGCTCGTCGCTGCCCGACTCGCCGAGCCCGAACAGGTTCGGCATCGTCAGCAGGTCGTGACGGTGCGTCGCGCCGACCAGGTCGATGACGAGGCAATCGTCCTTGCCGGGGTAGGTGCGGGTGCCCCTGCCGACCATCTGCACGTACAGCCCCTTCGACCGTGTCGGGCGGGCCACGATGATGCAGTCGATGCGGGGCTCGTCGAACCCCTCGGTCAGCACCGCGCAGTTCGCGATCACCTTCACGTCACCCCTGCGGAACGCCCGCAGCAGCTCGCGCCGCTCCTCCAGCGGGGTGCCGCCATGCAACGTGACGCACGGCACCCCCCGAGCGACGAACGCCTCGGTCATCGCGGCCGCGAGCGCGACCGTCGGCGTGAACACGAGCGCGGTACGCCCGGCCGCGTGCTTCACATAGGCGTCGGCGGCGTGCTCGGGCGCGCCCGCGTGTTCAAGCAGCTCGGCCGACGCCCCATCCTGGAAGTCGCCATGACTGACTTTCAGCTTGCCGAAGTCGGCGCGGCGTAGCTTCACCCGCAGGCCGCGCAGGTTCGTCAGGTACCCCGCCCGGATCATCTCGAGTATGCCCTTGTGATACACGACCTCCTGCCAGGTGTCGGCCAGGTCGCGGCTGTCCTGCCTGCTCGGTGTCGCGGTCACCCCGAGCGTCAGCATGCGCCTGTCGGGGTTGAACGACCCGACATGCTTGAGGATGCGCTGATAGGTGTCGGCGGCCGAGTGGTGCGCCTCGTCGACGACGACGACGCCGAACTGCTGCGGCAGCTGGTCGAGCCGTGACTGCCTCGATAGCGTCTGCACGCTCGCGACGACGACCGGGGCCAGCACGTCGTTGCGTTCGGCCTTCACGAGCCCGACGGCCGCGTGCGGGTCGACCTGCCGGATCTTGTCGGCCGCCTGGCTGAGCAGTTCGTCGCGGTGGGCGAGCACGAGCGCGGCCGTGTCGGCCAGCCTGATGATCTCGCTGAACACGACGGTCTTGCCTGTCCCGGTTGGTAGCCCGACGAGCTGCCGCCTGACGCCCTTCGCGAGCGCCGCCTTGACGGCTTCGACGGCCTCCTCCTGATACGGCCTGAGCTTGATCCCGCTCATCGGTCTTCCCAGTAGTCGATGATGGTGGGCTGTTCGGCGGTGCCGCTGCCAAGGTTCTGCAGCAGATCGGGCCATGTCCAGTCGGACGGGTACCCCTCGTCTCCTTCTTCGTGCCAGCCTGACCAGGGTGGGTTGATACGCACGCGCACCTTGAACTCTGCGTAGAACATCGGAGCTCCTTCAGTTGTCCTGGTCGGCGGCGACGATGATGTGGCTGCTCGTCGCTGACCTGATGACCAGTTCGGTGATCCAGCCGCCGTTCGTGTCGATCGCGCCGAACGCGCCGCTGAGTATGTCGGCGAGCACGTCATCGCTCGCGTCGGTGATCGTGAACCTGCCTTCGATCTCGAACACTCTCGGGCCGGGGTACTCGCGGCCGAACGGGTCGCCGCTCATTCGCCCGCCCTGCCGTTGCCGCTTGTCAGGTAGTCGTGCAGCACCCCGACCAGCGTGTAATACCGCAGGCCGGGCGCCTCGGGGTCGTCGATGTTCATGCCTTGCGCCTTCATCTTTTCGGCTGCCGCCGCTAGCAGGTTCGTGACGATCTCGGTGCCGTTCTCGTGGTCGTCGGGCACCTGCACCGTCAGCGCCACTTTCTTGCGGCGGGTGATCTTCCAGGGTTGCGGGGTCGGCCAGTGACGCCCGCAGGTAGGGCACTTGCCTGACGCGGTGCGTACGTGCGTGTCACGCGAGTACAGCGCCTTCAGCCGCTCGCCCTGCCCGGTGACCCACGCGCCCTGACCGTCGCCCCACACGACCTGCACGCGCCCGGCGTGGATCAGGTCGTGGTGTCGCCGGCAGATGCCCGCGACGTTCGCGACCGGGGTGCCGTCGATCGTTATCCAGTACCGGCCGCCCTGCGAGCGGAGCACGATGTGATGCGGGTCGACGGCAGGGTCGCCGCAGCGGGGCATGCGGCACTCGCCCCGCCATTCGTACTCGGGCAGGGCCGCGATCGCCTGGCCGACCCTGACAGGCTCGACGGGGTTCACGACTCCCTGCCGTTGTCGTCGCCCATGACCCACCAGTACAGCCACAGCACCACGAGCACGATCAGCAGCAGCGCGCCGCCGAACGCGATCAGCGGCCACGCCCACACCGACATGCCGATCACCGGAAGAAGTCGCGCAGGTTGGCCCCGGCCAGGTCGACCGGGCGCCTGCTCCACGCGACCGCGACCACCACCACGATCGCGGCCGCCCCTATCAGTGCCCATCTCATGTGCTTGCTCCTTTCAGCCGAACGTCAGGGCGACGGTGTGCCCTGCCGGTACGGGTGTGATACCGGCGACCAGCTCGCCGTCGGTCAGCCAACGATCCTTCGCGAACTGCTTGAACGCCGTTTCGTCGAACACGGGCTTGACGAACCTGTCGCCGTACTCGCGCTTCGCGGCGTCGGGGTCGTCGACGACGACCTTCGCAGCTGTTCGCCTCACCTGCGCCTTGCCGACGTCGGGTATGTGCACGGTCGTCTGCCCGGTGTGCAGCAGGTACGCCTGTATCTGGTCGCGCAGCTGCTCCTCGTGGTCGGCGTGCTTGCGCATCGCCGCCATGTAGTCAGCGACGACGCGTTGCAGCAGCTCGCGCAGCCGCTCGCGCTCACGGGCCGAGCGGGCCACGTCGATCATCGCCAGCCGCAGCGTGTAGTCGTCGTCGACGTGCTCCCACGGGTTCGTCAGTAGGTCGTCGTGCATGTCGTCTCCCATCAGTCGAACGGCACGTCGTCGGCGGGCTCGGTCGGGTCGCCCGACACCGGCAGCGTGTAGTCGTCGGCGTCGCTCGCCGCAGGCACAGCCTCGGGCTCGGGCTCGGCCTTCGCCTGCTGCTCGGCCGCCTTCGTCTGCTCCTCGAGGAGGCGTTGGCTGAGCGCCTGCACGATCGAGTCGCCCCGATCGGCGGGCACGTCTGTCCAGCGGGCGACCTTGTACTTGTCGCTGATGCCCTTGCCCCACACGGCCTCTGAGCTGCCCTTGTCGCGGCCGAGCAGGTCGTCGAGCTTCGTCAGGATCGCCTGTATCGCCTGCCTGTGCCCCGGCCCGAGCGTGGCGACCTTGGCGGCCGCCTGCTGCTGCTGCGTGACGGGCTGATGATCGGAGTCGGGCTCGTCGCCTGTCGGTATCAGGAACGTCTTCCATATGGCGTAGCGCATCGCGCCGGTCATCGCCTTGTACAAGCCCTTGTCGCCCTGGTCGGCGCCCGACCCGACGAACTCGATCGACTCGCGCTCGCCGGTGTCGCCGTCGACGAACGTCATCAGGCCGTGCACGATCGTCAGCGACCCGTGCATTTGTACGTTCGGCCAGCTGACGAACGTGGCGACGTTGCGTGACGCGAGCTGCGACCTGACGGCCGCCATCAGGTCGTTCTCGGTCGGGTAGTCGTATGAGTATTCGCCGCCTCCTTTCATGCGTACGACGGCGTGCCCTGAGCGTGGCACGCGGTCGACGGCAAGCTGTACCTCGGCGAACTTACCGGCGAGCGTCTGTGCGACAGCAGGCACAGCGGGCTCGGCGGCGGGCTCGGCCTGCGCGGCCTTCGGCGTGGGCTTCTTGCGGGCGCGTGGTGCGGGTGTAGGATCGGTCACTAGGTCTCCTTTGTTCGCGCTCCTTCAGGGGGACTCTGCGGTCAGGTAAGGGGTCGCCCGCTGTTGCCGCTCGGGCGACCCCCGCCTGACTTACCTACTCGGCCTGATTGACACGCAGGGCACGGTGCCCGTAATGCCGTGTGCGGCCCCTGTACACCCGCGGCGTCGCCTTACGGCCCTGAGCGACGACGGTCGTGCCCTTCGTGCCGGGCTTCGCCTTGGCCCGCTCGGCCTTGTACGCGGCCGCACCGGCCTCGGTCACCTCTGCGTCGGCGGCGTCGGGCTTCGCCTTTTTGTACGCGTCCTTCGCCTTTTTCGCGGCGTTCTCGGCTGCCCTACCGGCCTCCGTCTTTCGCCGCTTGCGCCCGATGATCGGATCACGCAGCGAGAACGAGAACGGCTGTATCGGGTCACCGGCGTCGAACGCGATCACGTACCCCTGCACCGCGTACGGCGTCAGGTAGATCAGCCGGTCGCCTTCGCCGTCGGTGAACCTGATCGACTGCGTGTCGACGTCGATGCGGTGCGCGTCGGGCAGCGTGCGCGCGAGCGCCTGCGCGACAACACACAGGTACGAGTCGTTGCGTACCGCCTTCTCGATGTCCTTGTCGGTGACGACTACCTTCACTTGTTTTCTGGCCATGCCGCTTTCCTTTCTCGATTGTCGGGGCGCCCACCTTACTCGGTGGGTCACGCGGGCTCGTACGCCTCGGGCTGTATCAGCAACGGCTGCAATCCCTTCTCCTTTCGTCGGGTGTTCGCGCGCACCATGCATTCCTCGCACACCGGCCTGAGCTTGTCGGCGATCGGCACCCTGGGCACGTACTCGGGGTCGAACGAGAACGGCTGCTTGCAGCCGAAGCAGCGGTCGGTGACGTAGGTCATGGCTTCGCCTTCACGACCGCCTTCTCGATCTGTTCTTCCATGAACGGGGCGCTGACGAACTCGGCGACGCACTCGGTCATGTGCTGCTCGCACAGGTCGATCTCGTAGCGTTCGGCGCGGCCGCCAAGGTGGGCGACGTCGAGCGTCAGCATGTACCGCTGCGCCTGCTTGTCGAGCGTGCCGTCGAACCGCATGCCGCAGCGGTCACAGATCGTCGGTGTGGCCATCACAGCCTCCTTTCATCGGGCGATCAGCCCGTACAGGGCCAGGCCCGCGAGGGCCAGGCAGAACGCGACGGCCGCCCACCATCCGACCTTGCGCAGCTCGTCCTTGAACGTCGGCTCGCGCTCGTCGTCGGTCACGGCGTGTCCTTGCGCTGCTCGATCAGGTCGCGGGTGATGACCTCCTGCACGGCGTCGAACACGGGCTCCCACGAGCGGGCCGTGACGGCCTTGTACACCCCGGCGCCGTGGTCTTGCACGGCACGAGCGACCGCCGATCGCTGGCCGGTCGCGACGTGCTCGTCGAGCACCTGCCAGGTGCCCGGCCCTAGCTCGTCGTACCACCTGAGCACCACGTACGGGCGCGTCACGCGCCCGTCAGCGTCAGGCACAGGCTCGGGCTCGGCCTGCTCGGGCTCGACGTCGCCCTTCTTCTTGCGGGGCTTCTTTATCGCGGCCAGCCCGGCGTCGGCGTCGGCTTGCAGCTGCTCGACGTCCATGTCGGTCATGGCCGCACCTGCCGGTACACGCGCACGCGGGCGATGACTTCGGCCTCCGTCCAGCCGCGCAGCGCCAGCTCGCTTTCCAGCACCGTCGTTTCGTAGAACGACAGGGTCGGCACCCGCGCACGCAGCCAGGCGTCGGTCACGCGGTTCGGTATGAACGTGTCGGCGCCGATCATCGGGTGAGCAGGGCGAACGCCCTGTCCTTCAGCTTCGACTCGTCGATGACTCGGTTGAACCGGGCTTCGTCGCCTTTTCTGACTTTCGTATACCAGTCGGAGTACTCGGCGACGGCGTTCAGGGCCGCCCACCGTGTGCCCCTGACGTTCTCTAGGTTCGGCGACTCGTGGTACAGGCCGCCGATCAGGGTCAGCGACGCCTGCCTGTTCTTTTCGGTGCGGCTGTCGTCGGGCTCCCCCGCCTTTTTCGGGGCGAGCTTGTCGAGGAACGACCTGAACTCGCGGTCGCTCATCGGCTCGCCGATCAGCTGCTCGGCCGTGCTGGTCAGCTCGGCCAGGTACGTGTACGTCAGGCCGAGCGCCCGCCGTGCCTCGTCGAGCTTGTCGGCGTAGTTCGTGGTGTGCCTGACCTTCCACTGGCGGGGCGACCCGGCGAGTGCGAGCCGCAGCGTGTTCGTGCACACGACCCTGATCGGCGTGACCGCGATCGTCAGCGCCATCGACCCGTCGTGTGCGTTCGACAGCAGCAGGTACGGCTCGATCGTTTCGTCTTCCCATCCGGCGATGCGTATGTCGTCGCCGAGCTTCGACACGAGCGCGACCTTGGCGCCGCCCTTCAACGCGACGGCGCTGATGCACCTGACGTCGCCCGAGTCGAGGATAGCGTCGCCTAGCTCGGCCAGCTCGGCCTGCTGTATCGGCCGGTAGCCGTCGCCGACGATGCCGAGCACCTTTTGGTCGGTCGACCTGACCATCGCCTTGCGGCCGGGCGCCTTCAGCCGGGTGACGCCTTGCGTGGCCGCGACGTCCCATCGTTCGACCTGCCAGTCGAGCCCGCCGATCGTGAGTGCGTCACGCCACGTCAGGTCGGGGTCGTCGACGACGGTGCCGAGCCCGTGCCAGGCGGGCTCACGGTTCGTGAACACGCCCGACTCGAACCCGCCGTCGCCGTACTCGCTCCTGTCCCACCCCTTTCGTCGTTCGTCGAGCGGGTTGCGTATGTCAGTCGCCACTGTTCGCTCCTTCCATCGTTGTCACGCGAGCGGGCGCCCGCGCGTGCCGCGAGCCCTCATGGTACGGCCCCCTGAACACGGATACCCTGTTCTGCCGGGCTGGCCAGCGCACGAATACCCCGGTATTTGCGGGAATTTCAGTCTCGACAACGCCCGCAGCGGGCTCAGCAGTTCGGATCTGTGGGCTATCTTTCGTGCAGGCGCACATGCGCGCTAGTGAGTGGGCAACGAGGGAAGGAGCGGTACATGTTCAACATCGAGGCTGGCGATGGCTCGCTGATCGCTCAGGCCGACGACTTCGCCGGGCTGCGGCTCGCGCTGCGGACGCTGCTCGTCGATGACGGCGAGCCCGGCCCGCTGTGCGTGACGTGGCAGTCGAACCTGACCGCCGGTCGCACGAGCAGCGCGACGGCGTTCCTCGACGAGCGCACCGGCGGCGTGGTGATACGGCGATGACCAGGCAGACAGGCAGCAGCCCGGCCGAGCGTGAGGCGCACGCCCGCGTGAAGGCCGAGCAGAAGTCGAACCTGCTGGCGATCGCGGCCGCGACCAAGCGGCTCGACGCGGCCGCCCGCGTCAGGGCGAAGGCCGACAAGGCCGAGCAGGCCGCCTGGGCCAAGCACTTCGCCAAGGCGACCGACGCCAGCCTGGCCAGCTGGCAGGCCGCGAGCGACGCGGTCGACAAGGCCAGCGTGCGCGAGCTGCTCGCGTGCGACTCGGTACGTGCATTGCAGAAGGAACAGCGGGTGCTCGACTCGGGCGACCGTTACACGACGCTGGTCAACCGGATCAGCGCCGACACCGATCGGAAGGAGCGCAACATGCGGAACTTGAAGGCAGCCAACGAGGCGAACGCGAAGGCACGCAAGGCAGCACCGAAGGCGGCGGCACCGAAGAAGCCGACGAAGGCCGACGCCGAGCGGGCCATCAGGGCCGCCCTGGCCGGTGACGGCGGCGCGGCTGGCGACAAGCTCGTCAGCGACGTGAAGGCCACCACGACCACGCCGAAGGCCGCCCCGGCCAAGGCGACCACCACGAAGAAGGAGACGAACATGGCGACGAAGGCAGCGGCAACACCGACGAAGGCAGCGGCCCGTCAGGTCAAGCAGGCGATCGACGCGACGAAGGCCGACCAGTCCGAGACGGCGGTCGCGGGTATGGCGAAGCTGTACACGAAGGCGATCGTGAAAAAGCAGAACGAGGCGTACAAGCCGTACCGCCGGTTCAGGCGCATGTGGCTGAACGCTGGCGAGGGCCGCACGATCGCGCAGGCGCAGGCTGTCGTGCGTGACCGGCTCGGCATCGAGCAGCCGAAGGCCGCCCCGGCGAAGTCGACGCGCGGCCGCAAGGCGTCGTCGAAGTAACACCGCAGAGTCAACTGTCGCGAGCGCGGGTCGCCCACGGGCGGCCCGTTCGCGTGCTGAAGGAAGGAGACACCATCGTGAAGATCATGTTTGCCATCGTCGTCGCCTGTGTCGCCCTCGTGGGCGCAGGTCAGGCGGCGGCCAGCTCGGCCCCGTACGACACGCAGGCGCGTGCTGTCAGGGCCGGGGTGAACCTGTTCGGCTGCTACCGCTGGTCGGTCGAGCGGCACGGCCCGCCGCACCGCTACCTGTGCATGTGGCAGACCAGGGCAGACGCGGCCGTGCAGGCCGCGCATTTCGTCGTGTACCGGCTCGACCCTGACTGCGTGACCGTTGTGCGGCGGTACACGCGCCACTACTACTAAGATCGCCCGGCACATGCGCCATCCCCTCGTTGGCGCGTCGGGTGTACGGCAGGGGCCGCCTGTGCCCACGGGCGGCCCCTGCTAGATGTACCAGGGGCGCCATGCTGCTGCGGCGTATGGCGTCCCGCCCCTGATGCCCCTGTGAGCCCACCATTCGCCCCGTACCGGACAGGCGGCCGTGGGTAGGCTCGACAGGGTGATCGCCTGGGCCGCGCTCGTGACGACCGTGGCGGCCGTGACGCTGACCGTGGTCGAGCTTGTGCTGCTCGTGATCTGGCTGCTCGGGTAGCAAGCGGGATAGGGGCCGCCCGGTGCGACGAGCGGCCCCGCCCGCTTGATGCACTCGGCCGCCTATTGGCGGCCAGGTCGCGATGCGACACGCGACCTCCCGGCCGGTGATGTTACTTCTTCAGGCGCGGGTCCGTCTCGAGCTGCGTGCCTTTCGCCTGCGCCGCACGGATACCGGCGGCGCAGGCGCCGCTGATCGCCGCGAAGATCAGGGCGGCCCCGGCGTTCCAGTCGACGGTGCCGTCGGCGACGTTCTCGGCCAGGCCCGACCATATGACGGCCGCCTGCGCGATCAGGGCCGCGATGAACGCCCTGGCGAAGCTGAGCCCGATCCGACGCCAGAACAGGCCAGTCAGGCTGTCGTTCGTGCTGGTCGTGTTCGTTGCCATGCTGTCCTCCAGTCCGAGTGTTGCCTTGATCCAGTGGATCACCGTAGCGCCTGCTCGGCCGCCTGCTCGGCCGCCGCGAGGTACCAGCGGTACGGCGGCGACTCGCCCTCCTTTCGCGGTGTCGTGTACGCCGCCCACGGGTTGAACGTGCGCCCGTTTTCCTTCCATATCTTCAGGGCCAGGCGGCAGTTGAACCTGCTGTCCATCAGCTGCCCTACCGTCGCCTCGTGCGGCGGCTTGCCGATCTGGAACAGGCCGCAGTCGGCCCGGTACAGGTCGCAGCCGATCTCGTGCAGCCTGACCCTGAACGCCGTCAGCGTCACATGCGCGGGCCACGAGTCGATCTCCGCCCTGAGCGCGAGCCCGCGCGTCGAATACCTGGACGTGTGCAGGTTCACGTAGGCGAGGTACCCGCGCGGGTCACGCATCGACTCGGCGTTCACGACCGCGACCGCGTTCACGAGCACAGCCATGTTCCTCGGCCAGCCCGTGTCGATCAGCAGCCGGCAGAGCTCCAGGTTCGTCGGGCGGCGCGGCAACGGCGTCGGGTACCGGTCGGAGAAGTAGATGTTCGGGTTCGGGTGGCCTGCCATGTCAGCACTTCCTCGGGTCGGGCACGACAGCGAGTAGCTGCTGCCGGGCGGACACATAGCCGGGGTGATCGAGCGGTGCGTCGCCGCCGCCGGTCGGCGGCGTCGTCGCTTCGACGATGACGGCCTTGACGAGCGCCCTGTTCTCGTTCGTGGCCTTGCAGTTGTCGCGGCTCAGCTGCGACGAACGGACGAACCCGACGGCGAACAGCACGATAAGGGCGACGTAGGCTGACGCGAGCCACGGCGCCGACGCCATCTTCTGCTTGATCGACTCCCGCGCAATCTCGACGGGCGCCCCGTTCGACGTGACTTCGACGCTGACGGTTACCGGCTGCTGTGGATCTTTAGGAGGATCAGCAGCAGGATCGTCGTCGTCACGATCAGCAGGTACACGGTCGTCCATACGTACCACCTTCCTCGCCTCACTTCGCGTCCTTCTCGTCCTCCTCGTGCTTTTTCTCGTCCTTCCGTAGGAACGCTGGTAGCCCCATCATCGACCCGAACACGACCAGCAGCTCGACGTTCGGCTGCTTCGCGTACAGCGTCTGGTGGGCGACCCCGAGCAGGCCCGCGAAGAACAGGATGCCGTCGCGTAGCTCGCGCCAGCTCGGATGCTGTTTCCTTGGCTCGGCCACTCATGTTCCTCGCCACAGCCCATAGGCGATCATCAGGCATCCGGCGACGTAGAACGGTATCCGCCAGTTGAACGGGTCGCCGTCCATGATCCGGTCGATGGCGTTGCCGATCGTGCCGACGAGCAGCACCATCAGGCCGATGCTGGCCATTTTGTCGCCCCACCTGCGTGACCTGTCGAACGGGACGCCGACGAGCGAGCCGACCGCCAGGCATGACGCGCCGATCACGGCCAGCCAGGCGACTTCGGCGCCGATCGCCGCGACGATCACCGCAGGACGCGTATCCAGGCTTCGACTTGCGATCGTGACCGGTCGCGGATCATCACCTGGCCGGGGCTGCCGGTGTTGCCCTCGATCGACCTGAACCCCTGCCCGACCGTCCATTCCAGGAACATGCCGGTGTGGTCTGGTACGCCGCCGTCCCAGTCGAACGCGATCACGTCGCCGTGGCGGGGCGTGCCGACCGCCATCAGGTGATTGCGGTGATTGACGGCGTCGCCCGACATGAACGGCACGTACGCGTACGTGTTGCCGCGCGCGAACGCGACCGAGTACGGGTCATGGCACCACGTCACGAACATCGCGCACCACGGGCCGCGCATGCCGTACCAGTCGCAGAACTCGACGTCGTTGTCGCCTACCTCACGCACACCTAGCTTCGTGCGGGCTCGCAGCACGGCCTTCGGCCCGATCTGCTGGTCTTTGTCGGCCATCGCTTTCTTGCGGGCCGGGCGCCGGGCCTGCCACTTCGCCGGTAGCTTCGCGTCGCCGACGAGGATGTTGTCGAGCGTCGGCCCGTATGAGTGGTTCACGAGGTCGGTGGGGAACCCGAGCAGGAACTTGGCCCGGTAGGCGGCGGCGCCGGTGACGACCCCGTACTGGCTGTCGATGGCCCCGGCGAGGAAGTCGCCGTACCTGTTCGTGTTCAGGTGCCGTTGCGCCGTTTTGACGTTCGGGCCGCGCGTCGGCGGCGACGTCAGCGTCAACGTGACGGGGAAGTCGGTCATGGGCTGATGGTACGCCGTCGGGTCACAGGGCTTGCACCCCTGCGTAGATCAGCCAGCCCTCGATCACGAGGTACGGCGGCTTGTTCTCGTGGGCTGTGCCGCTACCGGCGCTGGCCGCTGCCAGCGACCCGGCGTTCACGCTGCCCGACAGGCTGTGCGTGTGCCCCGAGTCGGTGTGCACGTGCGTGCTTGACGCGAGCGACCCGCCCGACACGTTCGTGCTGTTGCCGCCGAGCCCGGCCGACGGCATCGACAGGCTCGACGCGCCGATGTTCGCCTGGCCGGACGCGACCGACAGCGAGTGGCCGGGCGCCCCGGTGATGGTGTGCGCGTGCGCGGCCAGCTCGGCCGTCGACAGCGCGACCGTTTCGGCGCCGCCTGTCGACCCGGCCGCGACCGCGAACCCGCCCGACGTGTTCCTCGGGACGAGCACGCGGCCCATCATGTTCGGCAGCGTGAACGTCGCGGTGCCGTCGCCGACCCCGTACTTCGTGCCGTACTCGTTGAACAGTTGCGGCCACTTCGTCCGGCCGACCGTCGCCCCGTTCGCCAGCAGGAACGACGGCTTCACTTCCTGCTCGCCGGTCAGTGACGCGATCGTCGCGGCCAGGTACGGCACCGCGAGCCCCACGAAGATCGGCACAGCGGTCTTTTCCAGGACGGCCAGGCGGGCGGCCAGGTCACCGAGGTCGACCGCGACAGCCTCGTCGGGTGTTGTCTCGCCTGGCGGCGTCTTGCTCATTCGGGTGTGACCAGCAGGTCGGTCATGCGTTCGATGCCGTCGTCGCCTATCTGGAGGTTCCAGCCGTAGCAGCGCATGATGCCGCTGAACCCGCCGCGTAGCGACTCGTCGGCGGTGACCGTGAACGTGTCGCCGGGGTGCAGGTGCGTCCACGGTTCGGGTGTCAGCCCGGCGAACGGCGTCAGGTTCACGATCTCCCTTGACCGGATGCGGTACCCGAGCTCCTCCTGCGTCAGGGCGACGAGGAACTCGTGGTTCGTGACGTCGGTGAACGAGTCGACGGCCTCGAGGAGCCCGTAGCTGAGCGTGGCGCCGGGCGACTCCTCGCTGTATGACTCGGTGGCGCCGATGCCGTGCACCTGGCTGGCCATCAGGTCGGCGTTTTCGTCGCGGTTGACGGCGGCGATGTTCTTCGAGCCGGTGCCCCATTCGAGCACGACGGTCGGCTGATGCTGCCCCAACCGGCCGAACACGCTGAGGATGTTGAGGGTGCCTTCTTCGCGGTCGACGGGGCGGACTTCGAAGTCGAACCCGTTGAAGGCGTTCGACAGGTCGATGACGGCGCTGCCGATCGACTTGCGGGTGTACTCGACGTACCTCACGGGCGTCGTTTCGAACGTGCCTTCTGATGTGTTCATGCCTGTGAAGTTGCGGGCGTTCGTGTAGTCGACGAGCTGCCGTACGATCTGTGCGCCGTCGGTGTTGTCGAGCTTGAACAGCGGCCCCGTGAACCTTGACGTGAGCCGCTGTAACGAGTCGAACGCGGTCACCCGTGTGACGGCCCTGCCTGAGCTGTCACCGCTGTCGGCGAGCAGCCATATTTCACCGGCGAACCTGATGACGTACTGCGTCGACCCGTCGGCCATCACTTCTTCCCGGTACGCCTTCACGACCCTGAACTTGTTCAGCCACGGCAGCCCGTCAGGGGCGAGCCCCTGGATGCGGGGATGGTCGGACGGGATCTGGAACGTGACCTTGGCCTGCTTGTTCATCCGGCCCTCGTACGACCTGTCGCTGGCGGCGCCGTCGAGCACTTTCATCGGTACCCCGGCACGGTCGCACAGCACGAACCTCCACTTGACCTGCTCGCGGGGCTGCGCCGAGCTGGCGACGATGCCGTTGCCGACCTTGGCGGGGTCGGTCGTGCCGGGGTTCGTGCCGCCGGGGTCTGTTTCGCCGGGGTTCTGTCCGGCTTCGCCGTACGTGACGACGAGCACCGGCGCGGCCAGGGCCGACTGCGTCGGTATCAGCGAACGCCGGGTGATGTACCCGCCGAACTGGAAGGAGTACACCTGGTAGGGCGCTGCGTTCGTCGCGTAGATGTAGATGCGGTTGTTGCCGGTCGGCGAGCCGCCGGTGACGTGTAGGCGCAGGCCGGTGACGCCGGTCTTGTTTATCGACGCGAGCGACGTCAGCTCAAGGCTGATCTCGCCTTCGCGTGTCGCGATCGACGACAGCAGCGTGCCGCCGTGCGCGTTCGTTCCGGCGGTCGTGGTGTAGTCCGACGTGTCGGTGACGGTGCCTGCGTCGTACCAGTCGGCGCTAAGGGCTCGGGCGTCCGATGACGCGACGCCGCCTTCGGCGTGCACGTTCAGCACGAGCCTGGCCGACTGGATCGTCGCGTCGTCGGGTATCAGCGCCGTGTTGAACCGGATCAACGCGACCGCGATCGTGTACGACGTGCCGATCTTGCCGCGTATGACAGGCAGCAGGCTGCTGTTCACCTGCGCGCCCTGGTAGGCGGGCGGGTATGACGAGCTGTTCCCGAACGCGTAGCTGTCGCCGTTCGACGGGAACGTCGTAGGGAATTCCAGGGTCGGCATCGGTCAGGGGTAATTACCGACGCACCACATTGCGAGGTCGACACGATCGACGACAGCGGCCACGTTCGCCTCCACCCGCGCGTTCACCCACCTGTTCGCCGCCGACCCGCCGATGAAGTACGGGCCTATCGTCACTTCGATGTTCGTCGGCTGCGACGCGACGGTCACGGCCATCACCTGCGTCGACTCGATGCCCCCCGACTCGGTGACGGCAGTCACTTTCCGCCAGCCGCCGGACGCGTGATAGTTGAAGTACGCTTTCACCCTGACCATGTAGTGCGCCGGGGTTCGGGCGAATACGTGTACGGCGTCGGTGGCGATGTTCAGCTGGCCGTCGTCGTCGACAGCCTCTGTGTCCAGGGTTATGTCGGTCGGTGTCGACGCGGCCAGGGTGACGTCGGCGAGCCGGTGGCACATCACATGGCAGAACCGGTGCGCGTCGTAGCGCGGCCTGATGTTCGTGCCGCCGTTGTAGCTGTCGCCGAATGAGTCGATGTTCGCGGTCGTGATCGTCGTCGCCGCGGCCGGTACCAGCACGTTCGCGAGCAGCATGCTGTTCGCCGGTACGGCGGCGGCGCCGGTCAGGTTCACGAGCGTGGCCCCGGCCGTCGCCGTGCCGGGCACGACCTGGAACACAGCGTCGTAGTTCGCGCCGCCGTCGGCGAGCCCGTCACGGATGGTGACGACGACCCGGTCGATCCTTGGCAGGGTCGCGTGCGCGGCCGTGAACGTCGTCAGCCAGTCGGCGGTCGGCGAGCCCGGCGTGCCGCTGTTGCTCGTGTTGCGGTTCATCACCTGGCGTGGCGCGTTGTTCGACTGCTGGAGAACCCACGCGTAGCCGCCCAGTACGTCCGCGCTCATGTTCGCCCCGGCCGCTTTCTGCGTCACCTGGAAGTCGGCGAGACTGAGCACGCCCGACGGGCCGCCGACCAGCCGCATCATCTCGTAGAAACGGTGATAGGCGAACTCGATGTCCGACTTCTGCATCGGGAACGGCATGTCGAGCGTCACTCGTGTTCCTCCTTACACGTAGCCGTCGCGCCAGTACGTTCGCACCTTCGCGATCGACGCGGCCGTACCGCCGAAGAAGTTGATCGTGTTCAGGCCGACAGCGAGCTGCGGCAGCCGCGCGGTGCCGACGTCGAGATAGCTGATAAGTGACGCGTCGGTGTCGCCGTTCAGGGTGATCGTGTTCTGTCGCACGTCCACTTCGGCGTAGTCGCCCGACGCGATCGTCAGGCCCATCAGCGTGAACATCTCGCCGGTCTCGGCGAGCTGCACGGCCGGGCTCGTGGCAGGCCCGTAGATCAAGAACCGTGGCCATGTCGGTGACGTGCCGCCGTTCACGACGACGGCGGCGACGGCGTACGTGGTGACGCCGAACCCGACAGGGAACCCGAACGGGAACGAGAACGAACCGGCCCCGGCGACGATCGTGCCGGTGTCAGCCGAGAACTCGGCCGTGCTGTAGATCAGCGGGTCACCGGCCTGTAACGCGACCTGCCACTGTTTCAGCGGCCCGACGCCTTGTATGTCGATCGAGTCCATCAGGCGGACGGTCAGCTGCCGCTCGGTGCCGCCCGACGGCACGAACCTGAGCGTGCCGTCGGCCCGCGTCAGGCTGTCGGTGTAGGCGCGCAGCCGGTCTTCCCACCGGCGCCGCCTGGCCAGCATCACGTCGTCGCCGGTCGACTCCCACGTCGGCGTGTTCACGAGCGACATGCTGGCGGCCGCGCTGCTGTACCCGTTCCCGAGGGTCGTGCCGGACCCGGCGCTGGCGTAATAGATAAAGCCGGGGTTCGTGTCGGCCTGGGCGGGGTACACGACAAGCTCGATCTGGTCATACAGGCGGCGTATCTCGTCGGGTGTCAGCACCTCCCTGACGAACACGATCGGCCCGCGTATCTGGCCGTCAAGGTAGTTCGTCGCGGACGACGAGTCGCGGCCGACGACGAAGAAGAACCCGCTCGTCGATTGCAGGGCGGCGCCGGGCGTCCAGGCGGCCCCGACCGTTTTCGTCAGGGTCTCGGCGATGCCGTTCACGTAGATCGCGGCTTCGCCTGTCGCGTTGTCGAACGAATTCGCGATGTGATACCACGTCCCGGCGGTCAGGGTCGTCGAGCCTGTCCACTGATGCAGCACAGCACCCGACGACGCCGTGATCTCGAGCCGCAGCCTGTACGGGTTCGTCGAGAACTGGTCGGCGATCAGCAGCCCATGATTCGTCTTGTCCCATATCCGGGGCAGCGTGACCGTCGACAGCGAACGCCACTTGATCCATGACGCCCATGTGTGCTTGCCCGTCGCCTCGGGCTGCACGTACACGCTGTCGGCGACGGTCATGTACTGCGACGTACCGTTGAACGTGATCGCCCACGGCGGCGACGTGGCCTTGATGACGCCGCCGAGTATCGGGTAGCGGGCGCCCCGGTACGACGGGTAAATGTAGGCGCCGTCAGCGGCCGGTAGCGGCTCCGACGCGACCCTGAGCTGCGCGCCGTCCATGTTGCCGACCTCCCTGACGTGTATCCCGTCGCCGGACTGGACGAAGCTGATCGTGCCTAGCGGCGTGTCGAGGTACCACGGTATCGCGATCTCCACCGTCTCCTACTTCCCGAAGGCGGCGGCGGCCGCCCGCTCGGCGCGTTTCATGTTCGCGAACTGATCCTCGGGCTGCCGGTTGAAGTTCTGTACGACGGTGACGCCGGCAGCCCCGGCCGTTGATCCCATCGTCATTCCGCCAGGGCCGGGGCTGAATATGTTCGATCCCAGGTCGGTGTAGAACCCCTGCCTGGCCGACCATACGGCGTTCGCCTCAGCCTTTATCCGCTCCTGTATTTGCGCCTCGATCTCGGCGGCGGTCGGGCCTGAGTCGCCGCCACCTGCGCCGGTGTCGCCGCCGGTCGAACCGCCGGTGTCGGTGCCCTCGGTGTCGTCGGTGCCGCCGTCGACGGGGCCGGGCGGCGCGGTCGGCTGGTCGGCGATCGGGGCGACGACGCTGATGCCGAGTGACGGGTACTGCTTCTTCCACCACTCGACCCCGCTGTCTTTCATCGACTGCCGCCAGTCGGAGTACTTGTCGAACAGCCGTTTCTCGTCGGCGGTGCGGTTGTCCTTGTCCTTCTTCGCGCCCGACACCATCACCTTGAACTCGTCGTAGGTCGGGGCGTTCACCCCGGCCACGTAGCCGCCCGCCTGGATCAGCGCGTCGACCTGCGCCTGCGTCGTGTCGGTCATCTCCGGGGTGGTGTCGTCATCCGAGATCTGGTCGGCGCCGCCGCCTCCACCCCCGCCGTCCTGGCCGCCACCTGGCGGCTTCGGCTTCGGCGGCTTCGGCTTCACCTTCGGCGTTTCGTGGTCGAGCAGCCAGGCGGCCTCGTCGAACTTCTTTTTCCAGGCGTCAAGGCCGGTGAGCTTGCCGCCGTTCTTCCATTTCCACCATTTCTCGAACGCTTCTTTGCCGTGGCCGATCGCCTTGCCGAAGTAGTAGCCGCCCCACTTGAACGCCTTGCCTTTTTTCACTTCGGATTCGTACCGGCCGTGTTTCACAGCCCACTTGTCGTGTGCTTCTTTGTCCCATAGCAGGGCGGCGGGGCTGGCGGTCGAGCCGCCGATCGCGGCGTACCCGATGCTGAGCGGATTGAACCCGATGTGCAGGTGCGGTACCCCGGCGCCCTCGCCTGACTTCGCGAACGCCTCACCGGCCGCGACGTGCCCTGACACGCGCGACGACACCATGTGCTTGTAGAACACGTCGCCGCCACCGTCGAGGTACAGGTGCACGCCGTAGCCGCCGTACCGTGACGAGCCCGGCCCGCCGTACGACGAGTGCCCGAGCGACCCGGCGCCGACCGCGACGATGTTCGTGCCGTGCGGGACCATGATGTCCCAGGCGTCGTCGTCCTGCCATATGTAGCCGTTCTCGGTTCGTGAGTGCGTGCCGCCGCCGGGGCCGCCCCCGAGCGACCCCCTGGGCGACGTCGGGAAGTAGTACCCGCCCTTCGCCATCGGCCCGCCGACCGTGACGCGCCTGAGCCCGACGGCCCGGCGCCACTCGTCGGGTGACAGGCCCGCGGCTGCGGCCGCCCTGGCCTGATGGATCGTCGTCATCACGGCCTCGCCTGGCGCGACCATCGCGGGCACGCCGTCGACGCCGTACGACGTGCCGGGGTACAGGCCGATCAGGCCGCCGTGCTGCAACGTCGGCAGGTGCCCTATGTCGGGGCCGGGCAGGAAGTTGAACGCGTCGATGCCCTTGTTTATGACGCCGACGGCGGCGTTCCACACGGTGCGTATGCCGCCCACGAGGGCGCGGCCGATCGCGCCGCCTATGTCGCCGATCTTGCCGGGTATGCCGGTGATGAACCCGACGACGACCCCGACTTTGTCCTGCACGAAGTTCTTGACGTCGTTCCAGCCGCCCTTCAGCTTGCCCCATATTTTCGAGCCGACGTCGCCGATCTTGCCGGGTATGTCTTTCACGAACCCGACTATGTCGCTGGCCTTCCCCTTGATCCAGCTGGCGGCCGACGTGACGGCGTTCTTGGCGGCGTTGAACGCGTTCACGATCGCGTTCTTGACGGCTGTCATCGCCTGCACGATCTTGTCGCGGAAAAGGATGATCGCGACGACGGGGCCGCCGATGATCGCGGCGAGCAACTTCCAGTGATCCTTGATCCAGTTGAACGCGACCTGCATCGCGCCCCACAGCTTGTCCACGATCGCCCTGAACGTCTCGGAGTGCTTGTAGGCGATCACGAACGCGGCCACGAGCGCGGCGATCGCGATGATGACGAGCCCGATCGGGTTCGCGTCCATGGCGATGTTCAGCAGCCATTGCGCGGCCGTCACGAGCTTCGTCACGATCGCCAGCGCCTTGAACATCTCGACGATCTTCGTGATGATCGAGAACGCGACGAGCGACGCGCTGACGGCAGCGAACGCGCCGACGAGTATCGCGAACGCCGTCTTGTTCCGTTCGGCCCACCCTGCCAGGCCAGCCAGCAGGTTCGCGACCCTTTCGACGACCGGCGCCAGCAGCGACCCCATCGCCTCTTGCAGGTTCTCGGTCGCGACGCCGATCTTCTCGGCGGCCCCGGCGCCGCTGTTGCCGTACGCCTCGGCCTGCCCCGCGAACGTGCCTTGCAGCTTCGCGAGTATCGTCTGCTGCGTCGCGGTCTTGTCGGCCGCCTTCGCCGCCGCGATCTGCTCGTCGGTCGCGTGCTTCGTCGACTCCTTCAGCTTGTCCTGTGCGGTCGTGACCGGGGCTATGTCGATACCGAGCTTTTTCGCGGCACCCGCCGACCCCATGTACGCCTTCTGCAGCAGCTTGCTTGCGGCTTCGAGGCTCATGCCTTTCGCGCGGGCTATGTCGGCCGCGAGCCCGTTCAGCTTCAGCGCCTCGGTCACGTCGCCGGTCGTCCTGACGAGGTTCGTGAACGAGTCCTGTAGGTCTTCGTCGTCGAACGCGCTGAGCTGCGACTGCTTCTTGATCGTGTCGTCGATCTGCTTCGAATATTTCTCGTAGCTGATGCCTGACGCCTTCAGCTGCGCCGTCATTTTCGCCTGCGATATTTCGGCGTCCTGGTACGCCTTGACGGCCTTCGTGGCGCCGACCGCGAGCAGCCCGAGCCCGGCGGCCCCGGCGACCCCGGCCGCCTTCCCCATCGTCGACATCCGCGACGTCGACGCCTTCAGGTCGCCCTCGGCCTCGCGCAGCCCCTTCTTCCAGCGGCTCGTGTCGGCCTCGATGATGCCGACGGCCTTGGCGACGGTCGACGACGACCCGAACGCCATCAGTCGACCATCCCGAGGGCACGCCTGCCCTGGTCGTGCGCGTCCTGGCGGGCCTGTTCCTCGTCGCGCAGCTGCCGCTGCTCGTCACCGAACCTGAGCAACACGGCCTCCTCGACTAGCAGCTGCTCGAGAGGGTCATGGCTGATACGCGGAAAGCTGGTCTGATACTCGACCACAAGCCTCGCAATCCTCCTCGCAGCCGTGCTCGTCGCGAAACAGCGCCCATCGTGAGATGGGCTCCACCCCCCATAGGCGGCGGCCGGTGGCGTCCTCGTCGATCTCGCGTTGCGCGACCCTGAACAGGAAGTGGTAGTCGGCCGGTAGGAACAGCTCGTCCATGTCGGTGCCGTCGGGTATGGCGGGCTCGATCACCATGTTGCGGACGATGTTGTCCATGTACATGCGGGCGGCCAGCATGGCGTCGTCGTCGCCGTCCTCACCGGCGGTCGCGAACTGGCGGTGTATCTGTTTCGTCGATAGGGCGGTCATGCGGCGCAGGGTGGTCGGCAGGCCGCCCGACATGGCGTGCAGCTCGACGTTGACGGGCCTGAGCAGCACCACGAGCCCTGACGGCAGCTGGCAGCGGCAGGTGCGTGCCTGCTTGAAGTCGGCGAGCGTGGCCACGCCACCGTTAGGCGGCGTGTGAGTCTCGGTGCTTGTCATCCGTTTCCTCCCAGGTATCGGATTCGACTTCAAGCTCGACGCACAGTTGCGCGGTGAGCTTGCGTGCCTCAGCGGCCTGCCGGTACGCGGCCGACGCTTTCTGGTGGGCGAGCCTGGCGAGTGACGCCAGCTCGTCGTCGTCGAGCGCCTTGCGCGCGTCACGGTGGCTGTACCTCATCAGACGTCGAACGTGGCTTTCTGGTCCTTTATGACGACTGACATGATCGGGCTCGCCGCTGGCTTTTCGACGATCGTGGTCAGGTCGATCTCGATCGGGTCGCCGCCGGGGTCGGCGTTCACGGGTACGGCCGCGAACCTGACTTGCGGCAGCAGGATCTGGCAGGACAGGTTCGCCGACGAGTAATAGGTGATCTCGAACGCGTGCGTGGCCACGACGGCCGACAGGGTCGTTCCGGCGTCGGAGCCGTAGTAATGCTCGCGGTACTTCGGGAACGTCGTTGGCCCGCCGAACCTGAGCAGCGCCGCCAACGTCACCTCGCGGTTGCCGGGGTCGATGTCCGAGAACGTGTAGCAGTCGGCCTGGAACCCGGCCGCGCCGTTTTCGATGCCGAGCGACACACGGCCGATCCGGTAGTCGATCGTGTCGAACTTGATGCGGTTGCAGGCGTCCATGTGCAGGTACGGGAACGTCGTGATGGCCGACAGCACGGTGTCGGTGGCTTCGAACGTCGCGGTCAGCCCGATCACGCCGATGGTCATAACGGGCGGCGACCCTGCGGTCGACTCGATCTGTATCGACGTGATCTTGCAGTCCTCGTAGCGTTCGGTGATGACGCCGCCGACCATCCGCCAGATCGTGACCCAGAGCATGTCGTTGCCTGGCGTGATCGTGTGCGTGTAGTTCGGGGTCGTGCCCGACTCGACGACGGTACCGAGGCAGGCGCCGAACACCATGCCGAGCCCGTCGGGGTGCATGTACACCGGGAACGAGCCCTCGATACGCATCTGCGACGTGTAGCTGTCGCCGCCGTCACGGCCCGAGTCGGTCATGTTCAGCCGTGCCCTGTCCTTTATCGGCATGATCGACGGCGCCCCGGCCGTGCGGAACTTCACGGTCGGCACCGACGCGGGTGTGCCCTTCGCCGACTGCTTGCCGATCGCGATGGTGCCGATACGCGAACTGATGCCCATGAGTCCTCCTTACTTCGACTTCCCGGCGGCGCGGGCGCCTGACGCCCGCCTGATCCCTGGTGTGCCGTCGAGCGTGGCGATCAGCACAGGATCGCTCGTCTCGAATGGGCCGTCGATCTCGACCAGCTCCTCGACGCCTTGAACGGCGACGGTGACCCGGTTGACGTTCGCCTCCGGCTCGTACGTGACTTTCTCGGGCTTCGACGTGTCCTCGACAGGCGGTTCGCGCTCGGCGATCGCGACGTGATCGACAAGCTCCTGGTCGGTGGTCGGGTCGTCTGCCATGTCAGCCTCCTGATTCTACGACGGTGCCCGTCAGGCGACAGCCTGCGGGTTCTCCTGCCAGCCGATGATCGTCATGTCGAACCCCTGCTGTTCCATGTCGTACTCGGTGCGGGTGACCCTGGCGTACCACACACCGAGGTCGCCCCACGGGTGCGCGAGCGTGAGCTTGGCGAGCCACGCCCACGCCTCCAGCTTCGACGGGTCGATCGGCGACTCGGGCGCCCGTTGCGTGACGTACGCCTGGAACACGCGCACGCCGATCGTCACGACTTCCTCGATGGTGTTGTCGGGGTTCTCGTCTTCCTGTACCGGGTAGGTGCAGGCGAGGTCGCGTTTCTCGATCGGGCCTTCGAGCGGGCCGTCGACGAACCTGATGCCGAGCGCGTCGGCCAGGTGGGCGGCGACGGCCTGACGGAACACCGTCGTGGTGACGGCCGTCGTGACGTGTACCGCCGGTTCGCTCACGACGGCAGCTGCTTCTTCAGCTCTTTGACGAACCGGCCGCGCGCCCGCTTGACGCCTTTCAGCAGGTAGTGGCGGCCTGTGACGCCGCGCTTCGTGCCGTACTCCTGGTGGAGCGCGTAGAACGTGTCGGTGCCGATCATCGCCTGCGGCTTCGCCGGGGTCGCTGTCTTGACGACCTTGACCGAACCGGCGAGGGTGCCGGTGTCTTTCGGGGCTGCGTTGGCGGCGTCGGTGGCGGCGTCACGGGCGATCACGTTGACGGCGTCGGCGACGTCCTTCTCGGTCGCCATGCCGTACTGTCGGAAGTTGTTCTGGATCCTCCACTTCACCTTCGTCTGCGACTGCGCGGCGGGCACGGCTAGTACCTCACGAACGGGCGCAGCAGGCGGCGGGCGGCGGAGCATATCTCTAGACCTTCTTCTGACTGTGTCGCCTCGCTGAACGACAGGGCGCCGAGCGCCTGCGATTGCGCCCCGGCGCTGTTGCGGAAGAAGTTGTCGACGCAGGCGGCGACGGCGAGCTTGACGGTGGCTGGCACCGTCTCCATTCCCCAGTCGCCGGTCACGCTGACCTGTATGTCGTTCCATGTGTAGGCGCCTGACGGCCAGGCGCCCCTGCCGACGGGGAACCCGGCTAGCCACAGGTAGGTGCCCCATTTCGTGCGTTGGCGGGGCTCGGCCCGCCACTCGTCGGTGCCGAGCGCGGTCGGGGTCGTGGTGTCGGTGTAGTACGACACGCCGGTGAGGGCTCGCAGCTCGTACGGTCTGAGGTCGATGGTGCCGCCGCCTGCCGAGCGGAAGTCGTATGTGACGTCGTCGGTCGGCGTGAACTGCCGTTCGGTGTAGTCGCTGACGGCTTCGGAGTACGCGTCGATCAGCACGTCGAGCAGTTCGTCGTAGGTGTCGTCGAGCGCGTCGTTGTTCAGCACGAGCCGGGCGTACCGCTTGTCGATCAGCCCCATCAGTTCAGCCCTGTTTCGGCGACGAGCATGCCTTCGGCGACGGCGACGAGCTGACCGGCGCCTTCCCACCTGTAGCGGTAGTCGCCTTCAAGGTCGGGCTCGAACCTGTACTCCCACTTGCCTTCCTCGGTGCGGGTGAGCTGGTCGGGGTCGGCGACGGTGCCGCTGATGATGGTGTCTTCGTCGAGCGGGTCGCGTAGCGTCAGCGTGACCGTGGTCGGGTCTTGCAGGTCGCCTGCCTCGTTGCGGAACTCGATCCATGTGCGCACGAGGTTGCCGGTCGTGTATCGGTTCGCGACAGTCATCAGTCGTCCCCGATTGTAAGGCGGGATGCGGAGGTGTCGCCTGCCGCGATCAGGTCGTGCTCGGCCTGGTCGCCGTACCAGGGGCCGTCGGTGGCGACGGCGGGCTCGTGGCCGGTCACGGCTGTCATCGTCGCGGTGTCGCCCGTGGCGGCCGCGTTGACGGGGTTGTCGCCGACCGTGGCGACACCGTCGGAGCCGCCGCCCCGCAGGATGCGCCTGACGACGGTGACGATGCTGGCGGCGACGGCCGTGACGAGCTGGCGGCGGCTGCTGGCCCGGCTGACCGTGACGATGATGCTGGCGGCGGCGGTGACGGTGACGTGCCTGTGCAGCCTGCGTACGGTCGTGATGGCGGCGTGCGTGACCGTGGTGACGGTGACGCTGATGTGCCGCCTGACGGTGACGATGCTGTGAGCGACCACGGTGACCGCCAGCTGCCGCCGTGCCGTGTGGGCCAAGGTCGCGACCCCGGCGCAGCTGGCGGCGATCTGACGGTACCTGTGCGTGGCCTTGCTGACCGTCGCGACGCACGGCCCGGTCACGGTGACCGACCGGAGAGCTCCGCGGTGTTTCGCGATCGTGACGCCGCTACCTGCGGCGGCCGCGATCTGCCGGGCACGGTGGGCTGCTGTCGCGATCGTGGCCAGGCCGCTGCTCGTGGCGGCGATCGTGCGGTGCCCGCCGACCTTGCGGCTGAGCGTGGCCAGGCCGGTCGCGGTGGCGGCGACGGTGCGGCTCTTGGCGGTCGACACGTTCAGGCTGGCCAGGCCGGTGCTCGTGACGGTGACGGTCTTGCTGAGCCCTCGTTTCAGCGTGGCCAGGCCGGGGCTCGTGACCGTGACGGCCCGGTAGCGGCGTGTGAGCCGGGCGGCGGTGGCGACGGCGACCGATGTGGCGGTGATCGTGCTCCTGAGCCCGCGCCTGACTGTGACGGCCGACCCGGCGGTGACGGTGACGGCTCGGGGATGGTGCGCGGCGGCCGCGACGGTCGCGAGGGCGGCCGCGACGGCGGTCAGCGGCTTGTGCAGCCCGAGCCGCCTGCTGATCGTGGCGGCCGCCGCGCTCGTGACGGTGACGGCCTTGTAGCGGTGCGCGACCCTCGATACGGTGGCGGCGGCCGTTACGGTGGCTGTGACGGCCTTCAGGGCGCCCCTGCGCCTGTCGACGGTGACGGCCGAGCTGGCCGTGACGGCGATCGCCCTCGGGTGCCGGGCCAGGCGGCTGATCGTGGCGGCGGCCGCGCTCGTGGCGGTCACCTGCTTGAGCAGGTGCGCGACCCTGCTGACTGTCACGTTCTTTCCGGCGGTGAACGCCAGCGCCTTGTAGCGGTGCGCGACCCTGCTGGCGGTGACGGCCGAGCCTGCGGTGACGGTGACGGGCTTGTAGCGGTGCACGACCCTGCCGACGGTCACGGCCGACCCGGCTGTGACGGTGACGGGCTGCGCGACTGACGGGACGACGTTGAAGTTGTCGAACGCGCAGGTGTTCGTCGATATGTCAGAGCTGAAGTGACCGAACGCCAGCTCGACAAGGCAGTCCTCGACCCACACGCCCGACGGGGTGACCCCGGTGCCGATCTCCGTCCAGGTGATCGCGTCGGCCGAGTGCCAGTAGTGCACGACGCCGCCCGTCATCGTGATCTTGAGCCACGGGTCGGTGCCGGTGTAGGTGGCGTGGACGGTGTCCGAGCCCGCCCCGTCGCGGTACTTCGCCTTCCAGTCGCCGTTGATCGAGTCGAGCAGTATCCGGTGCGTCGAGTCGTTATGCAGAACGAGGTAGATCTCGGTGTTGGCTGACTGCGTCGGGTACGTCGCGACCTTGAAGAACACCGATGACTCCGCGAGCGAATACCGCAGGTCGGCGTCGATGCCGCCGTACACCGACGCCGCCGAGTTGTCGACGGTGACGACGAGCTTGCCGGTTGTCTCGGTGGTCGTCGCGCCCGAGTTGGCCCACGCGTCCCACTTCGCCGTGTCGAGGCTGTTGTCGTCGAAGTTGTCGGTCAGGGTGCCGACGAGCGGCAGCGCCGTGGGCGCGAACGCCGCCGAGTATCTGACCGGGCCGTAACTCACGGGCCTACAGCTTCAGCACGGCCCAGTCGAAGTTGCGGCCGGTACCGACCGTCTGTTTCAGGGTGAACTCGATGTAGTCGACCGAAGGGATAGGCACCGACCTGACGACGTCGATGTCTTGCGCGTTCACGTAGATCGCGTACTCCTCGAGCGCGGCCGACGACCCCGACAGAACCTTGTGCTTGACGCGCAGCTCGACTTCGTCGCCGTTCACCATGTTCGACAGGTCGACGACGAGCTGGTAGATACCGGCGGCGGTGCGGGTCGATAGCGAGTGCTCGGTCGTGACCGTCGCTGTTTGTGTGCCGTTCGCGTCCCGTGTGATCGCCACCTGGCCCCTCCCTTATGCGAGCAAGAATACGCTGGCGTCGAGTATCCGTTCGGTCGCTGTGTTGACGGTGCATTGCGCCCGGCACGACACGCGGGTACCGGCCGGTATCGAGAACGGGAACGCGTACCACCACGCCCCGGCGCCGTCGACGGCTGTCTCGCACGAGAACGACAGGTTCGGTATGACGACGACTTCGGCGGCTGCGGCGCCGACGGCCAGGTCGGCGAGCCATGACAGGTCGGTGGTGGCGCCGCCGAACGAGCCGAAGTCGAGGAACAGCCACGAGCACGGCATGTCGGTCGACGCGACGATCTGCGCGTACGCGCCTTTCGTGTTGATCGTCGCGCCGGGGTCGACCTGCGTGTGCCGTGTCGCCGACGTGTCGGCCCCGTAGTGGCGGGCCTTCTGGCAGGGTGCGCCCGGCATCATGCCCTGCCCGGTCAGGTGCGCCATCACCTGGATCGTGCGTGACGCCGTCGAGCACTGGCAGCGGGCGCTCAGCCGCACCCCGGCCGGTACCGCGAGCGGTATCCACACGTGGTTCTGGTACAGGCCGTTGGAGCCGGTGCCGCCGACCGACAGGTCGGCGACGATGACGACTTCTGAGCCGCCCGCCCCGACGGCTATGTCGACGAGGAACCGTCCGTTGTTCGCGCTCATGCGGAACACGCTGAGCATGATCCCGGTGGCGGCGAACGGGGTCGTGGCGATCAGCTGCGCGTAGCTGCCCTTCGTGTTCGCTGACCCGGCTGCGGTGACGGTCGTGCCGAGCGTGCTGGCGGCGGTGGCGCCGCACGCCGCGACCCTTGACCCTTTCGCGACCGCGAGCGGCCAGCCGGTCACGCGAGGCACACGACGGCGCAGTCGATCACGCGGTCGGTCGACGACGTGACGCTGCTGGCGCAGCGGGCGGCGATCCTGACACCGGCGGGCAGCTCGACGGGCAGCGAGTACCACGGGTTCGAGAAGTTGACGCCGCCACCTGAGCTGTCGATCGTGACTGGCAGGTCGGGCACGACGACGATCTCCGAGCTTGCGGCGCCGACGCCTATGTCGACGAGGAACGTGGTGTCGGCCGCCACGCCGCCGTTCGTCGATGTTTGTAGCTGCACCATCATCCAGCGGCACGGCGCCGACGACGCGGCCGTCAGCTCGGCCCACACGCCCTTCGTGTTGCCGCTGGCGCCGCCGTCGAGCTGCACCCCGGTCGAGTCGGCCGTCTCGGCGCCGTACGTGTACGCCTTTTGTAGCGGGGCGCCGCCAAGCAGCTCGCCCGACACGAGCAGGATCTGGAAGTTGTACGACCGGGCGGTACCCGCCGACAGGGCTTGCGCTCGCATCGACAAGCGCGTGCCGCGAGGTATGTGCAGCGGTATGAACGCCCCGGCCTGACCGGCGCCGCCCTGGCGGCCCTTACTGATGATGTTCGGCAGGATCACCTTTTCCGATCCGGCGCCGCCGATACCGAGGTCGGCCAGGTACCAGCCGACCAGGTTCGACCAGCACTTCGTCCATACCGGCATCACCCCGATCGCGTTGAACTTCGTCGACGCGATCAGCTGCGTCCAGCCGCTTTTTGTGTTCGTCGTCGTCGCCGTCAGCAGGGCCAGGCCGTCGCTGTTCGCGGCGTCGAGCCCTGCTGTTTCGAACGACGTGCCGACGGTCGCGCAGGCGAACTCCATACGGGCCGCCGGTCTACGTGAATTGCAGCTTGAACGTGAAGTCGATGGTGTCGTTGAGTACCAGCGCCACCCCGGTGAAGTCGCCTTTCACGTACAGGTTCCCTGACGTCGACGCGTCGAACACCCCGGCGTTCGTGATCGTTTTCGACCCGTTCGCGACCATCTGCCCGACGACCTGATGCGAGTCGTTCGTGACGGTCGTCGTCACCCTGGTCGACGTGCCCGACACGCGGGCCTCTGACGCCTCGGTGAACAGCGTCGTGTCGGCGACGGCGGCGGTACCTGCCCCTGTGCCCCACGCGACGTATTTCGGCTCGGTACCGGCCCCGATGATCCGGTTAGTGGTGATCGCCTTCCCGGCGTCCGCGAACACGCTCGCCATCACGTCACCCGCCTTCGCTCGACGGTCGGCACGAACTCGATCGAGTGGTACTCGCCCACCTGCTTGTCTCCGTCGACTTCGCCTAGCTCGTACAGGGCGACGTCGCCGCTGTCGATGTCCTCGGTCATGGCGGCTTCGACGTCGTCGTGGTACCAGTACGCCTTCCCGCCTTCGACCATGACAGCCAGGTCCGAAGGCAGCGAGCGGCCCATAGGCATCTTCTCGCCCTTCAGCGGGCCGTCCTTGAACCTAGCCTCATAGGTCATGGCATCTCCCACGGTTCGATGTGTTCCCATCCTCGTATCGACTCGACGCCCTCGAACGTCTCGTAGTCGACACGTAGCGGCCTGCCGTTGCTGTCCCACCCGTACCTGCTACCGGCCGACCTGTTCTCCTTCTGGCCGTCGGTGCGGGTGATGACCATGTCGATGCTGCTGACCGCGTGCGAGCGCACCATGATCGGCGGCACGGCCCGCCCGGCCTTCATCGTCATACCGGCCACGCCGGTCGCGCTCGCGCTCAGGTCGTGCTCGGTCATGGCGTGACGGGGCCGCCGACGGTGTCGCCGTCCAGCACCTTCTTGCGGCCGTCAACGGTGTCGCCGACGACGAGCCCGCTTGTGTCGTCGTACACGTCAAGCATCACCGAGCTGACCGGCACGGGCGCGGCGGGGTCTTCGACGACGCTGTCCTCGTTGGCTTCGGCGTCCTCGGCCGTGACCTCCTCGCCGATCGCGTATTTCAGGTAGCCGTGCCCGAGCGCGTCGGTGCCGACTATGTCTTCGGTCGCGAAGAACGCCATCACTTGTCCCCGGCCGGTGCCTTCGCCTTGTTCTGCGCTGGCGTCTTGCGCTTGCGGCGCCCTTCGAACGTGTCGCCCACGATCAGGCCGGTGTCGTCGTCGGCGACTGTGCCGCTGACGGGCTCGTCGGGCGGCCCTTCTTTCTCGACCATCCTCGCGTACTTTTTCGCGTCGTCGTCGCCGACCGGGTCACCGGCGGCGTACCTGACGAACATGTTGCCGTTCGCGTCTTCCTCGAGGATCTCTTCTTTCGCGATGTTCCCCATGCGCCCTCCTGACGTGGTGGTGCGTATCAGGCCCACGACGGTCGGTCGCGCGTGGGGATCATGCCCGCACGCCGAGTCTGCCGTGCCGCACAGGCGGCAGGCTCGTGGCGGGTCGATGATCTCCACACGTCACCCTTCCCGGGGTCGACCTACAGGCCAGTGACCTTGCAGAACGCTGCCGGGCGCGGCACACCGAAGGCCCATCGGCCTTCCGCGAGCACCGCGACCAGGTTCTTGATGAAGAAGTCGGCGTGCTCGGTCGACGCGGTGACGGTGACGCCTTCGCGAGCCCACAGGATCGCCTGCTTGAAGTCGCCGACGAGGGCTGTGCCTGCGGCGATCAGCGGCGTCGTGATGACCGGCACGCCCCACAGGGTGAGGGTGCCGCCGACCTGCGGGCCGCCGAACAAGAACCCGCCCGTACCGGCCGCTGCGCCACTGTCGTCACGGACGAGCCGGATCGCCTGCCAGTCGGCCGGGTTCATCACGATCGCGTTCGGCTCCATGAACGCGGCCCTGACGACGTCGAGCGCCTTCAGTATCGCGACCATGCCGCTGTCGGACGCCTTCGCCTGCGTGCCGATACCTGACGTGTTCAGCAGGCCGCGCAGGTTCGGCGCGGTGCCGTTGCCGTTCAGTATCTCGGCTTCTAGCCGCAGGTCGATGCCGAGCCGCAGCTGACCGTCGATCAGGTCGCTCATCTGGGCTGCGTCCGACAGGGCGCGGCGTGTGACGGCGACCCAATGCGCGATCGTCTGCACCGGGCTCTGGACTATGTCGAACGCGAACGTCGACTCGGGCTTCGTGCCGGTCGCCTGGTCGACAGCCTCGGCGACTTCGGCGGCCGCGTTCGTGAACGAGGTCATCTTGACCCACTCGACGGTGTCCGAGTCGGTGCTGTTCACTGACACGAGGTCGATCAGCTTGATCGGCCGCTGCAACAGGTTGTAGAACCCGGCGAGCCGGTCGGGCTGCACGAAGATGCCGGCGGACGTGTCGGAGGCGCCGGTGATTAGCGCCTTGACGCCGTCACGGTCCAATACTTCGACGGGGTCAGTGTGGATGCGCGCCCGCTCCGAGTGCAGGGTGCCGCCACCGAGCAGCCGCTTGTAGCTTTCCGAGCCGACCCACTTCTGCCCCATCGACAGGCGGGCCTTACCGGCCGGTGCGTCGTCGCCCTTGTCGCTGGCGGGCTCACCGGGACGCGGGTCGGCGGTGCCTTCCATCTTGACGGCGGCCGCCCACTTGCGCTCCAGGTCGTCGATCGTCGCGGCGATCTCCTGATGCTTGCCGAACAGCCCTTCCAGCTCGGCGAACTGCTCGTCGGTGACGTCGTCGTTGTCGACGGTCGCCTGACGCTTCGCCTCGTACTCGTCGTACGCCTGCTTCGCGTCCTCGCGCGCCTTCTCAAGCTGCGCCCGGAACTTGTCACTCAGGTGCATGTGTTCCCTCCTTCGGTGGCTAGACCACGAGCGGCGCACGGGGCGAGCGGTGCTCGCGGGCGCGTCGGTCATCGACGTTGAACAGGGTCTTTAGTTCGGCGTCGTCGTATTCCCTGAACTCGGGCGGGTGCTTGTCGAACTGCTCGTAGTGCGCAGCCAGGTGCTTGTACACCTTGCCCCTGTCGCCTTCAGGAATGTCTACTCCACCGCGGGTCCCCAGGAGGGTTCCCATTGCGCCACGTACGCCACGCCACACGACCGGGTGCCCGGCGTCGGCGCGGTGGTGCACGAGCTTGAACGCGTTCTTCTCGATCGAGCCGTTGCCGTCACGGCCCTGGCTGTCGTACCAGGCGCACATCGCCATCAGGTCGTCGGTGTCGCCTTTCGCGAACTCGGCCGCCGCGTCCCACGGGGCGTCCTCGGCGGCGACGGCGGTGCCCTTGAACGGTATGGCGCCCTTCGACCTGACCTGTATCAGCTCGGTCGCGGGGTTCGCGCCGACCAGGGTCGGGCCGACTTCGAACAGGTCGAGGTCGGCGAGCTCCCGGATTTCTTCGCCGTCCTCGGTGACGCTGTTCGACTGCATGATGTCGAACGCGAAGCTGAACTCTTTCAGCACGTCGGCCTTCATGGCGGCGTACGCGATGCGGGCGCCTTCCGACTCGTCGAGGAACAGCTTGCCTTCGACTTCAAGGCCCGACTTCGTCTCCTCGGCGTGCGTGGTGTACCCGATCAGCGACCCGAGGTCTTGCCACTGATGCGAGTAGAACACAGGCGGCAGGCCGCGGTCTTTCAGGGTTCGTGTGAACGCGCCGGGCATCACCCTGTCGCCTTGTAGGTCGACGTTGCCGAACACGCTGACCAGCGCCTTGAACTCGCCGGGGTCGCCGTCGGCCTTCACCGCTGCCTTGAACGACTTCTTTTCCATCTAACCTCCGTTCAGGCTATGCCCGTTGCCGGATAGTACGTCAGCCGCGACGAGTGTACGCATCGCCTGCACGACCTGCGTGACGTCGTCGGCGGGCGCCTGCTCGACGTCGTCGCCGACCGCCCGCATGTTCAGCGGCAGCAGTATCGCGTCGGCGAGCGGGTCGTCGATGCGTTTCAAGCCCTCGATGCGGCGCAGCTCGTTCGCGGTGTACACCGACGAGATACGGAACTGAGCGTAGGCGGCGGCGCGCTCTTGCGGGCTGCCTTTCAGCATTTCGTTCAGGTCGAACCTGACGGTCTGCCCTTCGAACGTCGACTCACCGGCGATCAGCTGCACGTCGAGGGTGTCGGTCATGTTCACGAGCCAGGGGCCGTACGTGTCCTGGTACAGCATCCGGTGCTGCTCGCTGACATTCGAGAACGTCGCCCGGTCGAGTATCCCGATCGCCGGTGGCGGTATGTCGTAGGCGGCGGCTACTTCCTCGCGGGTCAGGCGCCTGGTCTCGATCGTCTGTGAGTCGGCCGCCGAGTACCCGAACGGTTTCCAGTCCATGCCGCCTGACAGCATCAGCATGCGGAACGAGTTGTCGACCCCGGCGTGCAGGCTGTCGATCTTGGCTTGTAGGGCGGCTTCTTGCTCGACGCGCATACGGGCCGGGTGGACGAGGGCGCCCGATGGGCGGGCCGCGTTGCTGAAGTTGGCGATCCCGTAGCGTTGCGCGGCGTCCTCAAGGGCGAGGGTTCGACGCAACGGTTCGAGCGGGGAGATCCCTGGCCCTTCCGGCCCGTACCACTGGAAGTGTACGACGTCGTCGGGGTAGAAGATTCGTTCGCCGTCGCCGCCGTAGCGGTACGCAGCGACCGGCGTGTTGGTACCGGCGATCGGCTCGATGCGTCGCCAGTCGACGGGCCACAGCTCGGCCGGTGGGGCGCCCCGGCCGGGGCGCCACTTCACGAGCAGCGCGTTGCCGTGTATCGCCATCTGGCCGACGACGAACTCTTTGACGGTGTACCCCGACCCGCGCGGGTACGGCCGGTTCAGCAGGCTGTCGAGCGGGCCACCGAGGTCGCGGTCTTCGTTGCCTTCGACGTCTTGTGTGTAGCCGCCCCACGGTAGGCGGCCGATGCCTCGCATCAGCTTGTTACAGACGATGTACACCCACGGCTGCGCCCGGTACAGGGTGACGTAGCTGGCGCCTCGTTCGGCGCCGAGCAGGTCGATGCCCCTGGGCTGGCCGATGACGCTACCGGCGTTGTTCGTTCTGGCCCCGGCGAGCGGCCACGACTTCGCGGCGGTCGGCCTGCCGTCCGAGATGACGACGGTCACAGGTCGGGCCTCTGCACGAACCTGACGGCGTGGCGGGGCACCCACACTTCGCCGTCGACTTTCACCGTGGTGTCGCCGAGCAGCGTCGCGTGGGCCAGCACGATCCAGTCATCGTAGACCCCTGTCAGGACTCCATCTAGTGATTGCCCCGTCGCGTCGTTCACGATCACCCGCTCGCGAATGGGGATAGTGCGGACGCGACGGGGCCACATGTGCCCGGTTAGGCAGGCGGTGTTTCGGTGCTGCCTTCGGTGAAGTCGACCGAGCCGACGGCTGCGTCGCCCGCGCTGACGTTCACGAGCCCGGTCGCGGTGACCGTCGAGCCGTCGTCGTTCGTCGAGTTGACGGTGACGACCGCGCTGCCTGGCGTACCGGCGATCGTGACGTCGGCGCTCAGGCCGTCCTCACCGGCGGCGACCGTGGCGACGCTCTCGTCGCTCGACGTCCACTGAGGAACGTCGTCGGCCGTGGTCGGGTGCCCGTGCGCGTCGACGAAGCTGACGGCCGCGTGCAGCGGCTCGGCCTGCGTGTCAGGAACGGTGATTTCTCCCATGTCTAGCTCGACCTCCTTGCCTGGTGTGATGGCGCTCTGCCAGCCCGCGATAGCCTGGGCTGGTACGCCCGGTGCCGCCCGCTCGATCGCGTCGGCCACCGCGAACAGCCACTCACTGATGAGCCTGGCGTTCGTGCGTACGAGCCGGTCAAGGAACGATCCCATTGAGTCGTCCAGTCTACGCGAGGCTTGTCACGTCGGCCTGCGCCCCACCGAATTCTTCTTCGACGCCGACGCGGTGGGCCATCAGCAGGGCGATGCAGCAGTCCATCGGGCGCTGCGAGTGACGCTTGTCGAGCCGCCAGCCGATACCGACGTCACGTACCGACCCGGCGTATATCTGCGCCTGGAACACGGGGTCGTTGTCGTGCTCGATCGACCCGTCGACGATCGCGTCGTACAGGTCTTGGCTGGCGGGGCACATGCGCGGGTTCGACTGCGGGAACTCCTCCATCGGCAGCCCTTCTTCTTCGAGGTCTTCGGCTGAGCGGCCGAACCTGTACGGGTCGTACGGGGCGGCGATCAGCTGGTACTCGTGCGCCAGCTCGCGCACGTAGTCCTCGATCAGGCGGCGCGGTATCGACCGGCGTAGGTGTACGTGCGCTGCCGGTTTCGGCTTCGACGGGTCGTCCCACACGGCCCACACCTGCGCCCTGGCGACCCACCGGCCGTTCTTCAAACTGACCCACACGACGGCTGTCGTGTCGCGGTTCTTGCTGGCGTCGATGCCGACATAGATCGGGTCGCCGCGTTCCAGGGGCGTGGTACCGGCTAGGCGTTCCCAGGCGCCGGGCGGCAGCCACGCTTCGTCGGCCTCGGTCCAGAAGTTGCAGTGGAACCGCTTGAACACGAACGGCGGTTTCTCGCGGCCGAGCTTCACGAGCTGCGCCTTCGTGATCCATGATGCGGGGTTCACTTTTTTGGCGACGGCGAACTTGCCGTGCTCGATCTGGTCGAGGTCGTCGGCGCCTAGCTCGGGCACGTAGAAGAACAGGTCGTCGCGTGAGCCTGTTTTGCCTTGCAGGTACACCTGGCCGCACACCGTTTCGAGGTCGGCCCCGGCGTTCGTTATCGGCAGGATCATCGGCTGCGACCTGGCGATGGTGCCGCCCTTCAGTACGTCGTACAGCTCGCGTGTGCGGTGGCGGTGCAGCTCGTCGATGACGGCGGCGTGCACGTTGGCGCCTTCTTCGAATAGGGCGTCAGCTGAGATGACCTTGAACGTGCCGTCGTTGTCGGGGCACACGATCGTGTTGCGGTACACGCGGCACCAGTCGGCCAGCACGGGTGACTTCTCGACCATCGCCTTCGCCTGGTCGAACACGATGCGGGCCTGGTCGCGTTTCGTCGCGGCGCTGAACACATGCGGGGCGTTTTCGCCGTCGGCCGCCAGGAAGTACAGGGCGAACGCCGCAGCCAGCGTCGACTTCCCGTTCTTTTTGGCGATCTGTACGTACGCCTCGGTGTACCGGCGCAGGCCCGGCTCGACGGGCGGCTCGTCGGCCAACCTGGTCAGCCAGGCGGCGACGGCTTCGGCGCACCCTTGCGCTGTACGGGCGCGCGCGGCGGGTATCGTCGTCCACCGCTCGTTGTCTGTCTGTAGCAAGCCTGACGCGAGGTCGAGCTGCCACGGTTCGAGCAGCAGCGGGTCACCGGCCCACCGGCCGATCGTCTGCCTGATCGCGACATGACAGAACCGGTGGAACCGCGCCCCGCCGAGACTGACACGCAGCGGCTTGCCGGGCTGCCACATCAGCCGCTAGTCGACGCGTCGGTTGTTCGGGCCGAGCAGCCTGTCCATCTCGACGTCGAGCTTGCGTTTCTTGGCGCCCTCAAGGCCGAGCCGCGCACGAGCCGACGGGGTCGCCGCGAACTGCTCAGCGAACCGCAGGTACAGGGCCGCGTTCGCCTGCGCGATCGCGACGGCCGGGGCGACAACGACCTGCCCCATCGACCCGAGCGCGTACATGCCGAACTCCTCGACGTCCTGGCGGGCGCGTTCGAACAGCGCGTACGCCACGCACATCATGCGCGCCGCCGGAAGGTCGATACGGTCGAGTATTCCTGCCTCGTCGAGCCTGACCACGAAGTCGTCCCAGTATTCGTCAGCCTCAGCAGGCAGGTCGGCGGGCTTCTCTAACGTGCCGTGCGGGCGCCCGGCCACCACGACAGGCAGCGGCGGGTGCGCGTCCTTGACGCGCTTGCGCCCCTCGCTGATGCGCTGTTCAGCTGGCTTCGGCTTGCGGCCGCGCACGGCGCCTGTCGGGGTCGTTGAGCTTCAGGAACATGTCCATGTTCTCGACCTGCACTTCCAGCTTCGTGATCGCCGCGAGCGTGCCGGGCGTCACGACTTCGCGGCTGGCGGTGTCGATCGCGTTCGCGAGCGCACCGACGAGCATGTCGGGCGACCCGTCAGCGACGGCCCGTTCAAGCTCGGCCTTCGCGACCTGCCCCGCCCGCAGGGCGAGCGACGTGCGCTGCATCACGTCGCCCTTGATGCCCTGCAACACGCGGCGGTTCTCGGTGAGCCTGTCTGCGAGGTCTGCTCTCACGCGTCCGGGATCGGGTCAGGCGGCGGCGCCGGGCCATCGACGTCGAACACCCCGTCGAGCACCTGCACCGCGAGCAGGTGACCCCTCGCGATCGGGCCGATGCCGTTACGGTCAGCGTTCGCCGCACGCACCTGCGCCTCGCCCCGCAATAGATCACTGATCGACTGATGCGCCTGCGCGATCACACCACGCACAGCCGCCGAATACGTCAGGTCAGGGTCGCCCTTATGGTCAGGGTTCGCCTTCATCTTGTCGTACCGCTCGTCAGCCTTCACCCCGAGCGCCGACAGGTCGATCAGCGGGCCATGCTCGATCTCGCCAGCTTCAGCCTCGTTCAGTTCATCCACATCAGACACCTGTAGCTCCTTCCGATTAGGTGGGCTTTGCGCCCCACGATAGCCCGCCCCGAAAATCCGGCCGGATTCTGACGGCGCGTCCATCTGGTTGGGGGGCGGTTAGATGTGTTCCTTCAGAGATTTTCCCCTCCCCTCGGTGTGGTCCGAGAATTTATCCGTCGTCCATTTCTGCGAACGGCGGTTCGGTTGCGTATTGGCGTGGGTCGGTGTCGGGTGGGTCGAACAGGGTGAGTGCGTCGGCTGATTCGTCTTGGATGATTTCTATGGCGTGTGTGGCGTCTTGCCAGTTGGCGTAGCCTTCGCCTGAGCTGGCGATGATCTTGTTGTTAGGGGATCGGAGGTGCCA